TTCTATGGCCAATAAATCCGACTACATCTGTACAGCACCTTTTAGGTATACTGAAGTTCACGACAAAGACCAGTGGTTATGTTGTCCTTCATGGCTACCTATAGACATAGAACAAGGCTTAGGGATTAAAGGTAATTTTAGATCCAATAGAGCAGAAGAAGTAAGGGATTCGATATTAGATGGTTCATACTCTAAATGTGATGAACTACAATGTCCGTATCTAGCAGAATTAAAAAATAATAAAATATCACCAAGGTTTATACCTAAGACAGATAAAAATATTAAGTTATTAAAAAGTGAACCCGGACCCCATACGGTAAATTTTGCATTTGATAGAAGTTGTAATTATGCATGTCCTACTTGTAGGTTAGACTTTATTATGTATAAAGGTGAAGATAGGAAACTAGTAGAAAAGAAGTTAAAAGAAGTAAACGAAGAGTTAGCTCCATTTGTAAAGAGATTATACCTAAGCGGATCAGCCGATCCATTCTTTAGTAACTCTTTCAGAAAGTTTATGATTAATTTACCTGCTGATAAATATAAAAAGTTAGAAAGTATGCACCTACATACTAACGGTAGCTTATGGACTAAAGAATTATGGGATAAAATGAAAAGTATTCATAAGTTTGTCAATTCCTGCGAAATTTCTATAGATGCTGCTACTAAACATACTTATGAGAATGAAACACGTGTAGGGGGTAAATGGGATATAATTTTAGAACGATTAAACTTTATCACTCAAATACCTACAATTAATTGGTATTGTTTTTCTTTTGTTACTCAAGATAGTAATTTTAGAGAGATGGAGGATTATTATAAGTTAATTAAGACTTATTTTGATAAAAGAAAAACTCCTACTAAATGGGAAGTAAAATTCAATCGAGTTATAAACTGGGGGACTTATGATGACGATAGTTTTAAAAACAAAGAAGTATTTAAAAAAGAACACCCCCTATTTAAGGAATTTATGGAAAACTTAACTAAGGTAAAAGACTTACCTAATGTTGTACATAATTTTCATGAGTTATATGAGACTAAAAATACACTAATTTAGTTGTATATGAATAAAATTAACACTATATTATAATATAAAGCAAAACAGTTATATGGCAAAGAAAAAAGAAGAGACTCTAAAGAAAGCATCAGCAGCAGTCAAAAAGAATTTTAACTTAGGAAACTTTAAGAAGAAAAAAGGTTTCGCTAACGCATCAGTTAAGTTTAAAGAACAAGGTTGGATACCTTTATCTAAAGCATTTCAAGATATTACATCATTACCGGGTATACCAACAGGTCACATTACCTTATTAAGAGGTCATAGTGATACAGGTAAGACTACTGCATTACTAGAAGCAGCAGTTAATGCTCAAAAGCAAGGAGTTCTACCTGTGTTTATTATTTCAGAGATGAAATGGTCATGGGAACATGCTAGAGAAATGGGCTTAGAATTTGAAGAAGTAAAAGATGAGAACGGAGTAGTTACTGATTACGAAGGATTCTTTTTATATGCGGATAGAGGTACATTGAACACAATAGAAGAAGTAGCTGTACATATGGCTGACTTAATAGACGAACAGACAAAAGGTAACTTACCTTATGATATGTGTTTCTTCTGGGATTCAATTGGATCTATACCTTGTGATCTATCAGTACGTTCTAATAAGAATAATAATGAATGGAATGCAGGAGCAATGTCTACTCAATTTGGTAATAATCTTAATCAAAAGATTCTATTATCTAGAAAAGAAAACTCTCCCTATACTAATACATTAGTAGCTATTAATAAAGTATGGACTATGAAACCTGAGCATCCAATGGGTCAACCTAAGTTACAGAATAAAGGAGGAATGTCTATGTGGTACGATGCTACATTAGTTGTTACTTTCGGTAATATTACTAATCCAGGTACATCAAAGATTAAAGCTATTAAGGACGGTCTTCAAGTAGAATTCGCTAAAAGAACTAATATTCAGATAGAAAAGAATCACATTGGAGGAGTACAGTCTAGAGGCAGAGTAGTAATGACTTCACATGGTTTTATAGAAGATGATAAAAAAGCAATCGACAAGTATAGAGACGCTCATAAAGACCACTGGTTAAAACTTGTAGGGTCAATAGATTTCGATTTGATAGAAGAAGGCGATTTAGAAGAGGAAAGAATTACTCCAAGTTTATTAACTTAATGAGTGGTAAGCCCATAAGAAGAGAACAGGCAGATAGAATTCACTATTTACATGTAGAAATATCTACTCTCTGTAATGCTGCATGCCCCTGTTGCCCAAGATTTGAAACTAATACACCTTTAACTCCCAGTAGTTTAACATTGGGGTATATAGATATTAAAACATTTAAAGAGTGGTTTCCAGTTTCTATAATGAAAAGGGTGAAGTACCTAAACTTCTGTGGAAATCATGGAGATCCTGCTACTAATCCAGATCTTCCAGAGATATTAGAATACTGTGGTCAATTTGAAAATATTTTTAAGATAGAATTCCACACAAATGGAGGGATGAAAAACCCTGCTTTCTGGAAAAAAGTAGCAACCGCAGCAAACAATTCTAAAACTACAGAAGTTAGAGCTGTATTTAGTGTAGATGGGTTAAAAGATACTAATCATATATACCGCAGAAACGTTAAGTGGGATAAGTTGATTAAAAATATTGAAGCATATCAATCTACTCTTACGAGAAAAGAAAACACAGTACTGGAATTTTTGGTATTTAAACATAATGAACATCAAATAGATGAAGCAAAAATCTTCTTTGCTGGTTTAAACCTTCAACCTATTTTTAAGGCTCCTATAAATTTAGATGACGGAGAAAATATTACCCCAGTACCAGTCCAGAATAATGAAGGTGGTATACAGTATTGGATTTATCCAACTGATGTATCGGATTACAAGCCTTCGTATATTAAAGATAATGCTAAGGTAATAAAAGAATCAATAGAACCTTTTGGCGAAGGCTCTAAAGACGGTGGATTTACAGATCTGGACCGTGAAACAATAAAAATTGCTGATAATACTAAAATAATACCTAGATGTAATCAAAACGATTTATACGTAGAGGTAGATGGTTTTGTACATCAATGTTGCTTTGTAGCAGTAGCGTTTTATAGAGAAAGAGCTGAGTATTTAGCAGGTAATTACGTACCTGTAGCATCAAGGCAATTGCTAGGTAGTATGGAAGCTGTAGGATTTGATAAATTTAGTTTAGCTTCTAATACACTAGAAAATATTATTAAAAATAAGGTGTTAAAAAACCTTTATAATGATAGTTGGGAAAATAAAGTCAGTGAAGGGAAAAAAATTACATGCGCACAAAACTGCGGTAAAGTTAACTCCCTTGATACATTATTTCCAGATGAAAATAAAAATAATAAAACTTCATATAGAAGATCAACAAATTTAATATGAAAGATTACGGAGATATATTAAAAAATTTAAAAGAGACCCCACCCCGAGAGTTGAACGACCATATTTTGGTCATAGACGCTATGAATATGTTAATTCGTAGCTTTTCGTTACTCAAGGCGATGAATCCCACTGGCACCCATATAGGAGGCTTAGTGGGCTTTCTTCGCTCTTTAGGGTATGTAACTAGGATATTTGATCCAACTAGAGTGATAGTAGTGTGGGACGGTAAAGGAGGATCAGGTAACAGGCAGAATATAGACCCTAACTATAAAGCACAACGTGCTTCATCTAGAATAACTCATTGGGGATTATATGATACTAGAGAAGAAGAACAGGAAGCTTTAATTAATCAACTACTTAGAACTAAAGATTATCTAGAGTGTCTACCTTTGCAGCAAATAGTAATGGAAAAATTAGAAGCTGATGATATAATGGCTTGGATTGCTAAAAAAGCTTCCGCCTCTAATGTTAAGAAATGCACTATCGTCTCATCAGATAAAGACTTTTTACAGTTAGTAGACGATACTGTTGAGGTATATGCACCTGTTAAAAAGAAAACTTTTACAAAAGATAATATATTTGATGAACTAAAAGTATTACCTGAAAATTATAATATAGTAAAGGCATTAGTTGGAGATAACTCAGATAATTTACAAGGAGTAAAAGGATTAGGTATTAAAACTATTGTATCTGAATTTCCTAAACTATTAAGTGAAGTAACAGATTTAGATTATGTTTACGGTATATGTGAAGCTAAACTAGACGAGAAAAAAAGTAAAAAGATATTTCCTAAAATTATTACTCAATGGGATAGAGTCGAAACTAACTTTAAGTTGATGGATTTACACCAAACAGCTTTAGATGATAAAGAAAAAGAATATGTTAATGCAATAATTAACGCACCAATACCGGATCTGCAGACAGGAGTATTTTTAAGTCTACTAGATCAAGATAAAATTGAAGGAGTAACAAAGAATACAGAAGGTTGGTTAGAAAACTTTCGACATTTAACAGCTGTATCATGAGTGGAGAAGAAATTATAGAAAGATTAAAAGTAATAAGAAAAGATGTTTCAAATGTAAACTTACCCGAAGCAATGAAAGGTATAGATTATTTAGTAGATGACATTTTTATGTATAAAAATAATAGTTTATGATAAAAGGAGTAATAGCAGGAAATTTTGACGTACTACACCCAGGGTATATTGCGATGTTTAAAGAAATGAAGGAAAACTGTGACTGTTTAATTATTCTCTTACATACTGATCCTTCAATAGAGAGACCTCATAAACTTAAACCTATACTTTCACCCGATGAAAGAAAAGAAATGTTAGAAAGCATTAAGTACGTAGATGATGTTATCAGATATACGTATGAAGAACAGTTACTAGATTTATTAAAATTAGGAGAATTCGATTTGAGGTTCTTAGGTGATGATTATATTAATAAACCTTTTACTGGAGATAATCTTAAAATACCTATTCATTATATGAATAGAGACCATGGATGGTCAACAACTAAGTTTAAACAATTAATCGCAGAAAGTTATGAAAAAAGCAATAATAGTTAGCGGGTACTTTAATCCGCTGCACAAAGGTCATCTTGAGTTATTTGAAAAAGCAAAAGAAGCTGGTGATGCTTTAATTGTAATTGTAAATAATGATCACCAGAGAGAATTAAAAGGATCTAAATTTTTTCAAGATGAAGAAGAACGAATTGCTATTATTAGAGCTCTAACTATTGTAGATATGGCTTGGATTTCTGTAGATAAAGATAGCACACAAGTAGAAAGTATAAAACTAATGTTTAGTAAGTTTCACGAAACATATAAATTAGCTTTCGCTAATGGTGGAGATCAAAATAATGATACGATTCCAGAAAGAAAAGTGTGTGAACAGTACGGAATAGAATTAATTGACGGATTAGGGAATAAAATACAATCATCTAGTTGGTTATTAGGCAAAAATTAATTATATTAATAGAACATTAAAACGGTTATAGATGACATTAAAAAGACTTCAAGAGTACGGAAAAGGATTTCAACTAAAAGTATTAGGATCGCTCCTTACCGATAAAACATTCTTACTGAATGTTAGAGACGTACTCCACGATCATTACTTCGATGCAGATTCACATAAGTGGATTATCTCAGAAGTATGTAGTTATTTTGATAAGTACCATACCAATATTACAATGGATGTACTTAAAGTAAAGCTACAGAAAGTAGAGAACGAAGTGCTTAAAGTAGCACTTAAGGAAGAATTAAGACACTCTTACGAAGCATCTACAGACGATGTAGCATACGTGCAAGAAGAGTTTAATAAATTCTGCCAGAATCAAGAAATGAAAAACGCAATCCTTAATTCAGCTGACTTATTAAAGGAAAGTGATTTTGATGGTATAAGAAATACTATTGAAAAAGCTATGAAGGCTGGTATGGATAAAAATATTGGACATGAATATAATAAAGATATTGAAACACGTTATCGTGACAACTACC